AAAAGATGCAACTAAATCCAACACAAAATGTAGCTGTTGACTTATTAATTCTATCATTCGATAGATCAGGCAACAGCGTTAAAATTTTCACACCCACACGTGAAGACTCTAACAAAAAAGCTTTGCCAGGGGTTCTGTCAAAACATGGTGAATCTATTTCAGATGCTACCCAAAGAACACTTGAAACAAAAACAAATTTAAAAGATTTGAATTATCAACTCCAAGAACTACCTGCGCAAACAAACCCTAATCGTGACCCAAGAGGGCATGTTGTTTCAGTACCAATCTTGGTATTCATTACGGAATCTATTGAATTATCAAATGATTGGTCCAAATTTGAGCCAAACTTGGAACTAGATTTCGACCATACTGATATGGTCAACAAAGCGTTCCATATTCTAGCTAATAACTGGGACAAACATCCATTGCCACTTTTTCTTGCAGGTGAAACCATCACTCTTGAAGAAACCAGAGATTTATTAGCCCATTTCAAACCTAATTACAAAAAAACACTACCATCTAATATTCGCAATATGTCCTTCATGGCAACATATTTAAAAGAAACAAACTCATTTATATCGACCGCAAATAAAGGTCGTCCGCCTAGATGCTATAAAGTCTTAGCTGACAAAATTAAACCATTATGCCAATAAGAGGTGAAAATATGATTTATTTAAACGGAAAACAAGTTGAATTCATCGACCTACCAAACAAAGAACGCAGACTTGATCTGCCAAAAGATATGGTAAACACAGACATTCACGAAGAAGTTGATAATGTTTACTGGAAATACGAAGATGACAAATCCATCTTTGAACTATTATTATTGGACTCAGCTTTCAAATCATACAGTCAAAGATATAACCTCTATATCGGCTATATGCCATACTCCAGAATGGATAGAACCGAAAACGAAGGAACCGCATTTTCACTAGATGTTATAACCACCATTTTGACACAAAATCTATTAGCTGTTAACTATATGTTTATTCTGGACCCACATTCAGAAGTGACATTAACACAACTGAACAAAAAAGCAAAGTATAGATATGATCAATATAAATATAAGTATGAATTTGCAAGTGAATTCGAATATCTAGAAGACGAAGACGATAATAATAATAACAATAAAGAAGTTCAAATCTATTCCCTTGCAAAAAATGTATTTGATTACACCAATATGGATTTGAACTCTGCTTGGATTATATTCCCAGATAAAGGCGCTGCAAAACGTTACAATACAACTGATTACCCAAATGTAATTGTTTGTGATAAAATTCGTGATTTTGCAACTGGTAAAGTTCAAACAATCACTGCTCATATTGAGAAAGAAACATTTAAACCTGGAAAGAATGCACCTATTATCATCATTGATGACCTATGTTCATACGGTGGTACATTTGTAGAAGTTATCAAAGCAATCGAAAAAGACTTGAATATTAAATCCGACAGCAATTGGCTAATTGTATCACACGCTGAAGAAGTAATGATGGTTGCAGATATTCCAAAAACATTCCAAAAAGTATTTTCAACCGATTCTATTGCAACACCACCAGAAGCCATTTCCATGTCTAACCACGAATTTGATGACAAACATCAATTCTATGTACAACCTGTACTTGATATCATTGAAGAATTAAACAAATAAGAAAGTGAGAAAATTATATGTCAACAACAACTCCAATCTACCTTGCTACAGACTTTTACAAATTGTCACACCGTGAACAGTACCCAAAAGGAACAACTACTGTTTACTCAACATTAACACCACGTTCAAACAAATACGCACCATGGTCAAATGAAATTGTATTTTTCGGCCTACAATACTTTATCAAGGAATATCTCATTGACCGTTTCAATAACGAGTTCTTTAATGCACCTCTTGAGGAAGTTGTATCAACATATGAAAACTTTGTAAAACAAACCCTAGGTAAAGAACATGTATACACAGAACATCTCGTAAAACTTCATAACCTTGGCTATTTACCAATCAAAATCAAAGCACTTCCAGAAGGAACATTAGCACCAATGCGTTGTCCAGTCATGACAATTGAAAACACTAAACCCGAATTTTTCTGGTTAACAAACTTCCTTGAAACCATTTTATCAACAACTATTTGGCAACCAATCACATCTGCCACATTGGCATATCAATATCGTAAAGTATTGAACGATTATGCAATCAAAACAACAGGTTCAACAAATGGTGTTGAATTCCAAGGACATGACTTCTCACTTCGTGGCATGTCTTCCGAACAATCAGGTATGGCTTCAGGAATGGGTCATTTAACATCTTTCCAAGGAACAGACACTATCCCTGCTATCTTTGGTGTTCATAAATATTACAACGCACCACTTGACTTCACAACAGGTACATCTATCTCAGCTACAGAACACAGTGTCATGTGTTCATATGGTCAAGCTAATGAATTAGAATTATTCAAACATCTTCTTGTTGATGTTTACCCAACTGGCTTATTCTCAGTTGTTTCTGACACTTGGGATTTCTGGAAAGTTGTAACTAAGTATCTACCAACATTAAAAGATATTATCATGTCTCGTAACGGTAAACTTGTTATTCGTCCTGATAGTGGCGACCCTGTTGCTATTATTACCGGAACAAAAATTAATGGTACAACACCTGAGGAAAAAGGCTTAATTGAATGTCTTTGGGGCACATTTGGTGGCACAATTAACGAACAAGGATACAAAGTTCTTGACCCACACATTGGAGCCATTTACGGCGACTCTATCAACTTAGAACGTGCAACAGCAATCGCTAAGCGATTAGAAGAAAAAGGCTTTGCCTCAACGAATATTGTATTTGGTATCGGAAGCTTTTCATACCAATACCATACACGTGATACATTTGGTTTTGCCGTTAAGACAACAGCTGCCACAGTAAATGGTAAAGAACGTATGTTATTCAAAGACCCTAAAACAGATGATGGAACAAAACGTTCTCAACGTGGTCGAATTGTAGTTGCTCATAAAAATGATGTCTTAGCTGAAAACCCAGAATTTGATTTCACAACATTAACAGGTGATCAATCACAAAATTCATTACTTTGGAAAGATGGTTTAACCGAATCTGAAGCAAACAAATCATCCTGGAATGCACTACAAACCGTATTCCTAGACGGTCAGTTATTAATTGATGAATCACTAGCTACAATTCGTGAACGTTTAGCACAATAATTGACTCATATCCCGTGAGGGGTGGGGGGGTTCATCCTGTGAGATATAATTTTTTTATAGAAAGGATTTTTATTATGGAGCATCCATTAGTAATTAAAAACAACATCAATGGTAAAACGATCAATACGATATACTATCGCTGGTCTGCATATACAATACCAGCATTAAACGAAATCACTCGTTTGCGAAACGGTATTAAAACATACTACGATACGAACTATAACAATCACTCATTCACAGATAAATTTAATTTAGCATGTTTATCTGCCATATCAGGAATTGACTGTGATGCACCAAGATCTGTTCAATACATTCAAACATTGACAAACGAAAATTACACCAATAACGCAAACAGAAACATTGGGGTAATTGCTTTCGACAAACACGAAATGGCGAATTACTTGCGCTGGTCTGAAAGAACAATCGAAATTGATTGGAATTTCCGTAACGGTAAACCTGACATGACACATACGTTATTCAATTGTTGGGATTTGATTTTCTACGAATATGAAGATGTTTTGTCAAGTCGTAGCTATGAATACGAATTAGCACGTTTAAAGGGAGATCCACGTGTGATTTTGTTAGAAACGATTTCAATCTCACGAACTGAGAATTTGATTCAGACATTACCATACGCATGGTATGACCCAATCCAACGTCAAGTTTATAGGATAATCACATAACAACAGAAAGGATATGAAAATCATGAGAAAATGGTACAAAACCGAAGACGCATCACATGACGCAATCGATGTTATTTTATTCATTTCACGCAATAAGGATAATCGAAACGTCGAAGGCTTCAAAGAACGAAGCGAAGCATTCGTCACCACTAAAACACCTGAACAACTCACTCACGAATTTGATGGGTTCGTATCCCGTGGTGTGCCCAGTGAATTTTGCCGCATGTACATATCGATTAACCCAAGATCAAACACGAAAACATTCAAAGCAATCCAACACAAAATGTTAGACAATAAATTTAATCTTGCCGTATTGCCAGCTAAAGTTGCAGCAGTAGCTGCTAAAAAAGAAAATTGCTACGATGCATCAGACAAAACATGGTTGTTTGACTTCGATCCAATCGAAGGCATGAATACACATAGTGCAATGCTCGCATTTGTAGATGATTTAAAGCAATATGTTTCAAAAGATAATATCGGCATTCACGAAACTCCTAATGGATATGCTGTTTTAGTAAACAAACATTTTGACTCAAGAGATCTACTTGCAAAATGGACCAATGTTTCACTCAAGCGTGACGAGATGCTGTGTGTTAATTGGAAAATGAAAGAATAGAAAGGAAAAAATGCTATGACAAAAATTATATTAGCATTTCCCTGCATGGGAAAAACATACTATGCTAAGCAAAACCCTGATAAAGCTATTGATTTAGAAAGCTCAGATTACCTTTTTAACAAAACAGGATTTGAGCACTTAAGTTCCGAAAAATTCAAAGGATTACAAAATCGCAAACCAAAACCAACAGGATTAGCAGATTATTTACAAGCTATTGATGACGCCGTTAAGAGTGGTAAATATGAATATGTTTTTGCTAGTCAAAACCCAGAAGTTGTCAAAGGTATTTTAGGTTTAGGGTATCAAGTCTACTACATCAAACCAATACCTTCACAATTCTCTGAACAAGAATTTGCACGCCGTGCTGCAAATCGAGGAAATGATATCGCATGGATCAAAAAAACAGTTCAATACTTAGCACCTCTACCGTTTGACCAATTTACAGACGAAGAACAATCCAATATTTTTGTTCATTTAGTGCCAACACATATGTATTTAACAGATATTATTGACCACAAAATACTATAATAAATAATTCAAATTTTGAATAAAGAGGTGATAAAAAATGAACAGACAAGATAAACTAAACAAACGCATTATGAAAGATACATTGCGCCGCATCCGTAAAACAGGATTACACCCCATTAATGTAACATACCCTGATGGCTATTTTATGTTTCAAAACGAAAATAAATACGCCATGATGCATTTTGAATTGATGGAATTACCAGATTTTCAATTTGGCGTATGGTATATCCGTATGCGTATCAAAGATCATTGGTTATGGACACCAACCATTTTCGCAGAACGTAAATGGTTGATCGATAAATTCAAACCATCAGCTACCGAATGGTCACCATTATACGACAAATATGTAGACTATGATAAGCATGTCTCTTGGGAAGTATTTTGGGATACCATTGTGCAATTACCAGAACTGATTCAAACACCATGGGTCATGGTAGGCGAAACAAAAGATGAATATGAAGAAATGATACAAGCACGTGAACAAAAGTTTGCACATATGGATAAAATTAAAACACGAATCACTGACCGTATGCTAACGATAATGAAAGAACATAATATCCCACTAATGATTGTTGACTATAAACCACTATGGTGGGAAACCATCTATTTCTTTGTTACCGATAGTAATGAACCGTTTGATGTGCATATGTCTACAGTGATTGATGAAGCATGTGCTGATTTCGATGACGTATCATCATACGATTTTGACATGAAATGCGGATTGTATCGTACAAAACACGACGTAATTCGTCGCGCACTTACTTGTAAACATGAAAGCATTCCCCGTATATTACCACTCGGATTGCACACATTAAACTTCAAACGATACGTTAAAAAAGACTAGGAAATCAATCCTAGTCTTTTTTTTTTTATATTATTTTTTACGTTTCGGTCTTACCAATGAGCCGATTCCCATAAGAACAATACCTGAGGTTGATACGAACATAGACGCGTCACCAGTA